GCAGCCACGGCAAGCGGCTACAGAGGTGCAGCCACGGCAAGCGGCGACAGAGGTGCAGCCACGGCAAGCGGCTACAGCGGTGCAGCCACGGCAAGCGGCTACAGCGGTGCAGCCACGGCAGAAGGCAAACATTCTGTCGCGACAGCATCGGGACTCTACGGAAAGGCTCGAGGTGTCGAAGGCGCCGCACTGTTTCTGGTGTATCGCGAAGAAACATACAACACCGATACGCATGGTCGAATCCTTCACGCCAAGGCCGTGATGGTCGGCCAAGACGGGACCAAACCGATGGTTTTTTACGCGCTGAATTCTGAAGGGAAGGTTGTAGAAGCCTGACCGATAACCCAGCCAAACAACCGCGGATTGTCGAAAGTATCGGAAGGAGACCGCCATGCACACAGTTCTAATTCTGCGTGACATGAGCTACGCAGAGTACGGGCAGTTTGGTGATGCGCCGTGGTATGAGCGGCGGATCGTGGATTTCTCTCGCCTTGTGTGGTGCTGAATATGAAAACCTTTGGAGAGCGTCTCCGATCATCCATTGTGGCCCACGGCATCACCGAGGCCGAGTATGCGCGAAAGACCGAGATATCAGCACAGAATCTATCGCACTACATTGCTGGACAGCGCAAGCCAGGGCTGGACGTGCTGGTTGTCATGATCAATGCGCTGCCCAACGAAAATGTGCGGTGGTTGCTTGGGGTAAAGCCATGACACCGCGCGAACTTGACGCATGGCGCGCCCGGCCCATGACGGTGCGAGTACTCGAAATCTGCCCGGTCTGCGAAAAGCTGGCTGAGGGCGTCCAGCGCCGAACGTTCCAGATCAACTGGTGGCTCAAGAAAGACGAAACCTGCTGCGAAGCCTGTGTACCGGCTGTCGAAGCTGGATTGAAGAATGAAGTTATTTTGGGGTGAGAGATGGCTGCCGCTTATATAACCGCTGGAATTTGTATCTGGGCGATAGCCGTGATGATCGCTCTGGAGTTCAATCGTAACGCGCATCGGAACAAGCTAGAAGGGGAGTGAAATGAGTGGAGATAAACGAAGCGTCGCGACCGACGCACTTGAGACACTGGGTTCGATCATCAGCGAGAACGAAAAGCGGGATGCGATTCACCTGGCGGTTGAGCCGGTGATTGCGGCACATTTTCTCCAACCAGGGCAGGACGTTGGGCTTCGCTCCGATGGCAGCGCCACAACCGAAGACGTGAAGCTTCTCGGCATTGTCGATCCGTTCCTGAAGGAGCCCGTGGCGGAAGGTGAGCGCTTCTGGCTAGTCGTCTACCCGCGCCAGATTACCTCGCTTCGCCACGTGTGGGCGCACCCGGATTTCCCGGAAGCACCCGATGTGACGCTCGCGCCGAAATACAGCGCATCCGAGCAGTGGATCCGCGACTTCGCTGCTCGCATGAGTCTGCACTACGACGTTCTGATGGAAGGCGCACGCGACTGGGTTGAAAGCAAGAAGGCCGGAGGGTGGGGCGAATACCTCTGTTTCGGCGGATTGCTCGAAGGCGTGTCAGTGCCGGACGAATTCTGGACACACTACGAGGCAGTTAGTGGCGAGAAGGTCGAGGAAGATCATCGCGGTTCGTTCTTCACTTGCAGTTGCTGAATCCCATCAAGCGACGGCCGCTCTTAGTTTCTATAAGCCGCAGCGGTGAGACGCCGCAAGAATTGCGCGAGAGCGCTCTCAGGCAGGCCGGTTCGATCCCGGCTCGCTGGCCGAGATCTGGTGAAGGACACGGTTCGAATCCGTGACGGGCATGTGACAGAGGTTTATTGCCTAAGACAGTACTCCAGTGGGTGTGGAGAGGCCCGACTGGTCCCCGTAACGGACCGCCCTGATGAACGATGGTTGATCCCGCAGTCCTCGGACGTACCGGGAACGCCGCCCCGGCAGCCATCGCCCATCAGGGCCAAAGCGGATTCCACCTATTGATCCCGAGCCGCTATTGCGCCGCTAGCCGTAGGCGGAACAACTCGGGTGAGGGTGGTGCAGCGAGTAACTCTGACTAAATGCAAGTAGTCCTCTGGAGAGTAGCCATGGGTAAATCAGCGAATCAAGCGGCATGGGCTGAATTCGAACGCCGTGACCGCCAAAGACAAGAAGCGTCCTTTGAGCCAGAACAGCCGCTCTCTGACGACGAACTGGCCTCGCAATACGACGACGCCTACTGGGAACGACTGGATGCGGTTAGGCGGTATGCGCGGGCGAATTGCCGTGTGGATATCTGGGATGAGATGCGGAGGGCGGCATGAGTAAATCCCCGGCCGCGCGGGTCGAGTACCTGGAAGAAATCGTCATCGGCGCAGGTTTTCTTCTGAAGAAGTTGTATGCGGCCTATGGCAACGAATTCGGTGTAGGCACTGAAGAACAGGTACGCCACTGTATTCGTGACTGCGATGAGGTCGGACGCGTCCATTTGGAACGCAAAGCGAGGGAAGCATGACCACCTGGACAGTAGTAGACCGCAACGACGATCACGAACACTTCGTTGTGTCGATCTCGCCCGAAGGCCTCCGTCGAGCTGCGAACGATAACGCGTTGCTCGTAGCGACAGCCCGTACGCACGAAATCATCGCCGGCACAGCCTGCGGCCTGATCGTTGTTGCGATTGTGTGGGCCATTTTCAGGAGTTTGTGATGACCCGATTCATCCGCCAGATAGACCGCTGGTATGTCGCCCATCCCAACCGTACGGCAATCGCAATGGCAGGCGTTGGGTTTCTCGTTGCGGTACTGGCTAATTGCCTGCATGTGCCGATTGGGGGTGTGATATGAGCGAATCACCTCAATCTCGCGTCTACCGCTTCGAAGTAATCGGACTGGACCCGATCACGGTCTACGTCGAACAGTTCCGACCGGGATCGGGTCGTATGACCGTGCAGTGCTATGCGCGCGCATGGACAGGGTTCTGGGGCTCACATGGCGCAGATGCCACGTTAGAAGACTTCGTTGCCGACTGTTCTGATGATTACATCGCAGACGGTCTGATCTGGGGAACTCGAGGCGTGATTCTGCGTAAACACGAAAAGACTGATGAGGCTTATGTCCAGAGGATCGTCCGGGCCATCCAGGCGCATTTCCGCCAAGGGTTGAAGGAGGCTGCGTGAAAAGGCATCAAATCTACGACAACGGTCTCCACATGATGGAGATTCAAGGTGGATCGTTTGTTAAGGCGCTAGCTCATTGCTGGTGCATGGCCGATCCAGTCAACAAAGCCAAGCTGCGCGAAACTTTCGCGGGGTACTTCGACGTGTACGAGCGGCGTTTCGATCAATGGCTACAAGAACAGAGGAAGGCAGCATGAGCGAGTCCAAAGAACTGACAGTCACCGAGCAACCGCAACAACTGATCACAATCGAGCCGACAAAGTACGTCGAACTGGTGTTCGAACCGTTCGCCAAGCGCCTGTCTGATGCGAAGACGCTGGCCGAAGCAGCGCAGTTCGATGTAGCGACAACAGCTGGAATGGCCGTCGCCGTGGAGCATCGCGCCACTTTCCGCGAGATTCGCGTCGCCAGCGAGAAGGCCCGTAAGGAGCGCAAGGCTCCGATTCTGGAAATCGGTAAGCTGCTGGACATCCGCCAGAAGGAAATCGAAGCCGAGATCGAACCATTCGAATCCCGCTTTGATACCGCGATCAAGGCCGAGGAAAAGCGCAAGGACGACGAGAAGATCGCTAAGGCTCTGGCTGAGTCGGCGCGGATCACGGCTATTAAAAATCGCATTGAGGCCTTCATGCTTGATGCGGTCAGCGCGATATCCGGAACCGTATCGGAAATCGACGCATACGCAACGCGACTTTCGGAAGCGGTGATTTCGTTTGACGAATTCGCCGAATACACCGGGGAGGCGCAGTTAAAGCGCGACAACACGGTTAAGTGGTTGCGAGAGCGCCAGCAACAGGCGGCAGAGCAAGAAGCAGAAGCCGCCCGGATTGCTGCCGAGCGCGCCCAACTTGAACGGGATCGCGCCGAAGCTGCAGAGCGGGAACGTTTAGCGGCGGCTGCCCGAGCGGAGCAGGAAGCGAAGGATAGGGCAGCGCAAGAGCAAGCCGCTGCAGCCATGCAAGCCAAACGCGAAGCACACGAAGCCGAATTGCGTCGCCATCGTGAAGCAGAAGAAGCCCGAATGGCAGCGCAACAGGCTGAGATCGACCGCCAGCAGGCCGAACTAGCCGCCGAACGCCAACGTCAGGCCGACGAAGCCGCGCGTGTCGAGGGCGAGAAGCAGGCCGCGATTGCAGCAGAGGCTACGCGAGTTGCGGCGGAAGAACAGCGCAAGCGGGAAGAGGCTGAGGCGGCGGCACGCGCGGAAGCGGAACGCATTCAAGCGGAGAAGGATGCCGCCGAGGCGGAACGTCAGCGCCGTGAGCGCGTGGAGTTTGAGAAGAATGGGCCCGGCGATGTTGAAATAGTTTTGACACTGGCCGCAACATACAAGGTCTCTGTCGGCGACGCCATGCAGTGGATGCAGAAATTCAACTACGAAGCGGCAGACAAGCAGTTCGCAGCATTGAACGCTTGCGGCTCGCTCCCGCAAATGGAGAAAGCAGCATGACAGTAGCAACCATGGCCGACATTATCGACGCCGAAATGGTGCCAGCCGCCACAGCCAGCCCGCCCGTAGTGCAGCAGCCTCGTGCGGTCGCTACATCTTCTGCCACGCCGGCTGACCTCGTCCGATACGCAATCGAAAGCGGCGCGGACCTTGATCGTCTCGAGCGCTTGATGGACATGCAAATCAAGTGGGAGGCAAATGAGGCGCGTAAGGCTTTCGCCGAATCGATGGCCGAGTTCAAACTCAACGCCCCGGTGATTCTCAAGGACAAGTACGTCAGCTTTGAGACTGGCAAGGGGACAACGGCATATTCGCACGCCACGATCGGTAACGTGGTTGAGAAGGTTGTCGCTGGCTTGGCTAATCACGGCTTTAGCCATCGTTGGGTGCCCGGCAGGAAAGAGGGCGGCGTCCTTACCATCACTTGCGTGATCACCCATAAGCTGGGCCATAGCGAGGAAACGATGCTGGAGGGTAGCGCCGATGCCTCGGGCGGGAAGAACAATATCCAGGCTATGTCGTCGACCAATACCTATCTTGAACGCTATTCGCTTCTGGCTGCAGTCGGGTTGGCCGCGAAGGATCAACCGGACGACGATGGGCGCAACGCTGAAGAGGACGCGAACCTCGTTGAGGATTGGATCGGTAAAGCCCGCATGGCATTGACCGTTGAGGCGCTCGAATCAACATGGGCGCTGGGCGTCGCCGAGATCAGCAAGGCGGGTGACCGAAACGCATACAACGTATTCAAGGCTGAAGTGACCGCGCGCAAGACTGACCTCAACCGCAAGGCAACCACCGGAGAGCAGACATGATCGTCGTGAATTGCAGTCAAGGCTCGGCTGAATGGCTGCGCGCCCGCAGCGGAGCGATAACAGCATCGCGTGTGTCGGAAGCAATTTCGGTATTGCAGCGCAAGTCAGGCAGCAAGAATCAGGGCGATCCCACGGAGGCATCCGACAAGTACGCCTACGAAATCGCATTTGAGCGGATTAGTGGCGTCCCATATGGAGCGCCGATCAAGGCATGGACTCTTGAACGCGGTCACGAACTGGAGTTCAAGGCCCGCATGGAGTACGAGGCCAGAACCCGAAACCTCGCGTCTGAGTCTGGCGTGATTCTGACCGACGACCGCCTCTTCGGCTACTCATCTGATGGGCTTGTAGATGACGATGGCCTTATCGAGATCAAGTGCCCTGTCGATACCGTGAAGATCATGGACATGCTCACGACGCACGACATATCAGAGTACGAGCACCAGATCCAGACAGGACTCTGGATCACGGGGAGAAAGTGGTGTGATTTCATCCAATATGTGCCAGCGCTGGAAAACGTTGGCAAGGCTTTGTTCTACAAGCGCGTTCAGCGTGACGACAATTTCATCGACGACATGGTTGTGAAGTTATTGCAGTTCGAAAAACGCGTGACTGCAACCGAGCAGCTTCTTCGGGTTGCCGCCTAACACCTTTACACAAGAGCGAAACATGATTCAAATTTTCGGATTGGCCCGTATAGGCCGAGATGTAGAAGTGCGCCGCACGACGAACGATGATGCCGTGGCGAGCGTGTCACTAGCATTCACATATGGCCGCAAGGATAACGACGGCAAGAAGCCTACCCAATGGGTTGACGGAGCGCTATGGGGCAAGCGGGCTGAAGCCTTGGCGCCATATCTCGTCAAAGGCGTTCTCGTAACGGTTGCTATGGAGGATGCCCATACGGAGACGTATCGCAAACAGGATGGCACCGAAGCCACCAAACTGACCGGTCGAATCATCGCAATCGACCTGGCTGGCGGCGGTGAAAAGAAGGCCGCGCCAACGGCTGCTCCCGCACCTCGTCAGCAACGCACTGCGCCGTCGCGCGCACCCGCAGCCGGCGCGTTCGATGAAATGGACGATGACGTGCCTTTTTGACGCTCCACGCACCGCTCGCCACCCGCAGGATGAAGCCTGATAAGAGGCGCGAATCTCCAGCAAAGGCGTAGTGGTGCGCCCCTCGCAGTAAATCCGCAGGCGTTATTGGTCCCCGCGCCTCGGTGTGTGTTGGCCGGGTTTCGGCCCGGCCCTTTTTCCTTTCCCTAGGGAGTTGCGATGCAACAGCTTCAGATTCCACCGCTGGCCGAAGGCGAACTGTATATCGGCGCGATCGGCGACAAGAATGGCGATTTCCACAACGTGATCCTGCTGCCCTGCGATAACGACGATGCGACGTTCGACGATCAACTCGCTTGGGCGAAGAGCATCGGCGGCGATCTGCCTACTCGCGTTGAACAGGCAATGTTGTGGGCAGGATTCCGCGATCAGTTTCAGAAGGATTGGTACTGGAGCAATGAGACACACCACCGTGAGAGCGGCTGGGCCTGGTATCAGTACTTCGACAACGGCGGCCAGGGCCGCAACGACAAGTACGGCCACTGTCGTGCCCGGGCCGTCCGCAGATTGCCTATTTAATCATTCAGTAATTTTTAGGAGCGCATGACATGACGGTAACGCTTGAGGAAATCAAAGAGCACCAGGCGAAGTTCGATGAACTGATTGCAGCGTTCGAAAGGCAAATCACAGCTACTAAGTATCACGTTGCGGCAAAGACGATCGTACTTTCTCCCGGCGAACGATATGCCGGCCTGATCCTTGGCCAAACGCCAGCGGATGACTATCACCTGATTATGCTGCCAAGCGAGGCCGAAAGTGTCGATTGGGCGGCCGCCGGAAAGTGGGCAGCAGAGCAGGGTGGTGAATTGCCGACGCGGCGAGAGCAGTCACTTTTGTTTGCCAACCTGAATAGCGAGTTTCAATCGGCCTGGTATTGGTCTGGCCAACAGCATGAGACGAATAGCGGCTGGGCCTGGTCTCAGCACTTCAACCACGGCCACCAGGGCTACACCGACAAGAACAACCACTGTCGTGCCCGGGCCGTCCGCAGATTGGTAATTGAATAATTTAATAATTTGAATCAATGGCCATCCATACGAGTTTGCCGATTTACAAGGTCGCTTATGACCTACTCGATGTCGTCACCGATTTGGTCAAGAACATGCAACGCGATTTCAAGCGGTCCATCGGAGAGAAGATCAACGCCGAGTGCATTGAAATCACTGTTCTTGTATTTCGAGCGAACGTTGCTCAGGACAAGTCGCCGCATCTGACGGAATTGCTCGAGCGTCTCGAAGTGGTCAATCTGCTGGTTCGTCTCGCGATGGACAAGCGGCTGATTTCCAGGAAATCTTACGCGGCGACTGTCGAGTTGACGACGAACATTGGCAAGCAGGCAAACGGATGGCGAAGTTCAGCACGTCGCCCGCTTCATGGGGGTTAAGGCCGTCATGACTGAGCGATATTTCAATCTGGTCGTGCCGCTGGCTCATGAGGCCACCGACATGCGCACAATGGAAACCAGCCGTCTTAGCGCGGATAGGTCCAACGCAGTTTCCCAACAGAGAAATCGGATGGGCGACGTAGATAGCACGACATATGCGGCTGGGCCTGGTATCAGAACTTCAACAACGGCAACCAGAACAACAACGACAAGAACAACCACTGTCGTGCCCGGGCCGTCCGCAGATCGAAATCCTTTCGCGTTCGCCGCGCTGGTCGAAGCCTATTTCGACTGCCGGCGGACGAAGCGCAACACTGCCAGTGCATTGATGTTCGAATCAAACCTAGAGGTCAACCTGCGCAACCTGTACGACGAGCTTGCCGATGGGAGTTATGCGCCCGGCCGATCGATCTGCTTTGTGATTACAAGACCGAAGCCGCGCGAAGTGTGGGCGGCGGACTTCCGAGATCGCATCGTGCATCATCTGCTGTACAAGCAGATCGGTCCCCGCTTCGAACGGGCGTTCATTGCGGACTCGTGCGCCTGCATCAAGGGTCGCGGGACGCTCTATGCCGTCGAGCGGCTGGAAAGCAAGATCCGCAGCGTCACGCAGAACTGGTCGAGATCAGCCTTTTACCTAAAGTGCGATCTCGCAAACTTTTTCGTTTCGATCGACAAAGATATTCTGCGAGGTCTGCTACTTTCCAAAATCTCCGAGCCATTCTGGCGATCTCTGACCGAACTCGTGCTGATGCACGATCCACGGGGCGACTTCGAATTTCGCGGGGATCGTAAGTTGCTCGCCCGCGTGCCGCCACATAAGCGCCTGATGGAGCAGACCGCCAATCACGGCCTGCCGATAGGCAATCTGTCGTCACAGTTTTTCGCGAACGTTTATCTAGACGTTCTGGATCAGCATACCAAGCATCACTTAGGCGCGCGCCACTACATCCGGTACGTGGACGATTTTATCTTTCTGCATGAGTCGGTCGACTGGCTGAATGGCGTGCTTGCTGATGTCGAGGCCTTTCTGCCAGTACAACTCGGCGTTCGCCTGAATCCCACCAAGACGATCCTGCAGCCTGTTGATCGAGGTGTTGATTTTGTCGGCCAGGTTATTAAGCCATGGCGCCGGTACACGCGACCGAGAACAGTCAACGAAGCGGTGCGCCGTATTGCCGCCGTCAGCGACGAAGATTTTCTGTCCGTCACCAACAGCTATTTCGGGTTGGTCGGCCAGGCACCCAGCAGCCATCATGACCGCGCGCAGATCGCCAACGCAGCGCGCCGCCGCGGCCATGCCGTCAATAAAGCGCTCACGAAGACCTATCGGGGCAGCGACGCATCCCGCGAAGCAATCGAACAAGTGAGGACGAAATGACACAGAACACTAAAGACGCAGGGGCGAGCGACGAGATCGAGCACGTCTATCGGGAAGCAACTAAGCCGCGCCCGGAAACTTCTGGTGTTGGCGAGTATTGCCAGCCGGGGGACCGCCGCGAACCACGGTGGATCGTCATGTATGACGACGCAGACCGAAACCTGAGCATCTTCGAGGACGAACAGGATGCCCGAGATTGCTTCGCCAACTCTGAGGCGATGGGCTGGAACTGCTGGCTGTTCTCACCGACTGCCCGCGTCGCCCCCCACCGCCGAGCAGGCAGATGGAGCGCGGGTGGATGCGGATCGAGACAGCACCTCACGGAGCCACTGGCTATTGCTGGATGAATCTTGCGTGGGGACCGGAAGGCGACGTATCTACCGGCCTCGGAATGCGCTGGGGCGACAGATACTTCGCTGCTGGCGCCTTCTATTGCCTCGGCCAAGAGAGGCGCTACAAATTCCGGGAGATCGAGGTGCAGCCCACGCACTGGATGCCGCTGCCTGCCGCCCCTGCTTCATCTGCCGGGGATCAGGAGGTGGGATCGTGAAAATCATTCATCGGGGCGTAGACCCCAAAGACACGACGCATCGCGCTGTATGCGCCAGATGCAAGACGGAAGTCGAATTCACACAGTCCGAGGCGGTATATCACAGCGACCGGCGCGAGGGCGATTTCCTCTCGATTGCCTGCCCCGTCTGTGCTGACACGATCACGAAGAGCGTGCGCTCATGACCGCCCCCACAACCATCGACGGAGCGATGATGAATCTGATCTGGAAATTTCGGTGCGCGCTTGCGCTGATTATTCGCACAGACATTAGTCCACATGTGGCGTGGGATTTCGCGGGCAGTCTCCACGCAAATTGGGGCGACCAATTTGGCCCGGTTGAGACTGCCGAAATGGATATGGAGTATTGGCATGACTGATTATCAGGACTTGCCCGATCCGGGCACCGTTGAAGCTGACGAACACGATGCGAGAGTCTCCCTGCTATCTGCAAGCAAGCCTGCCGCGCCGATGCAGCCGACTGAAGCGATGCTAAACGCAGCGCGTGACTGGTCGGTAAAAAAGTACGGTCAAGGAATTGGAAAAGACGGCGCGGTTGGTTGCTGGCAAGCCATGCTCGCCGCATCCCCTGCTGCTACCTCGGCGGATGCGCAGGACGAGCACGGGGCGTTTGATATAGCGCTCGATGCGCTTGCCGAGTATCAGCAAAACTGGGACACCGGCCTTCCCGCTGAATATGCATCGGCCGAGCGAATTCAGATGGAATGCGCCGTCGAGGCCGTACGAGAGGCGCTCACCGAAGCCCGCGCCGCGCTGCAATCCCCGGCGCATCCCACCGATGCCGCCCCGCCGCAATCTAATTTGACAAGCAACGCTGCGGAATCAAATGACCGTCAAATAGATGCGCCAGCGCAATCGGGGCATATGGCCGACGCATACACCGGTGCGCGCGAGGATTTATCGATTTGGAAGAAACGCGCGCTCGAAGCAGAGGCGTTGAACCGAAAATTCATAGCTGAGATAAACGGACCGATGCACATGGGCGAGCCGGTTTTATCGGCCGCGATTTGTGACCACAATTACGTCAGCGGCCAATGCACGAAGTGTCGCTGCATTCATGCGGGAGAGTGACATGAAAGAGGTAACGGTTTGCTGTGGGCGTTCTGAATGCGGTGGCGAGTGTGGCAATGAATGGCTGGGAATGCAGGCAGCAATGCCAGCGCAATCGGGGGAGCCGTCAAATGGTCGGGCTGCAACATGCCCTCGTTGCAGAGGGACCGGCTACCACTATTCATGGTGTACCGCCCCGCAACCATCCCAGAATGCTCAATCGGGGGACGAATCGTGACTAGCCCACTTAACTACCGTGGCGGACGACAGTTTCCGCAAAGTATTCTGGATGATCTCGACAGGCGACTGACAGCACTGGAGGAAGAAAAGTCAGCACA